ACTTCTAAATGTGGCAATGCCAGCAACATCTAAAATACCTGTTCTTACATTATCAGTAACAGCAATGCCAGTTAATGCAGAACCATCACCAGCATAACTTGTTGCAGTTACAACTCCTGTAAAGAATCCATCACCGTCTGGACTGAGAGTGACACCAGATCCAATCAGAACGTCATTTTGTAGAGTTGAAATACCTGTAACATTCAACTTATCTGTAATGATGTTTCCAGTTCCGATACCAGTGATTGTTGAAATACCAGCAGCAAATGTGACTGAGAGATTGTCACCGAAGTTAACAGTTGCAGCAGTTCCAACAGCGCTTCCACTATCTTGAACCACAAATCCAGATCCAATTCCAATTACACCTGTCAATGCAGAACCATCACCAGCGAATGATGTTCCTGTAACGATTCCAGCGTTGATATTACCAAATGTAGTTGCAGTCAGAACACCTGTAATATTCACACTACCATGAACATCTAACTCTTGAGATGGATTTGTAGTGCCAATGCCAATCTTATCAGCACTCACAACCACTGAATCTTCATCTTTAGAGACTAGACCAAACTTTCTCCAAGTATTCTGTGTAGTGTAAACCCAACCAGCATAACCAGACTCTGATGGTTTTGTAGTGAGAACCACATCTCCAGCAGCACCACCGACTGATGGTGTTGCGATTCCGACTGTAATCTTTCTCGCTACCTTACCATCACCTTGTAATTGTAATGATACAGCCTCAATACCATCTTTAGATGTAGATGTTACCTTACTTGTAAAGACAGATGGGCCATTAAACTCTGACAATACATCTTTGTTTGCACCACCAGTAACTTTAATTGCGTCTGTGTCTGTCTTATAAACATCATGTCCTTCACCAGTTACAGATGTGATAGGTGCATCAAATATTTCCTCTTCACCTGTTGTTCCTTTGATAACTTTGTTACCGATGAAGTATTCACCAACATCATTCAAACCAGTATAGAAGTTTTGTCCTCCACCTCTCTTCTGTGTTTGACCTAATTTACGATCCTCTGTAGATAGAACCTTCGTCTGTTTCTCTGGTAGAGCAACGGAGTAGTTACCTTGACCAAATCCAACATATTCAAATGTCTGGTTTGCAGCACGGATGAGTGAGTTTCTTCTTGATTCAACAGGGACGACACGAACTTTCTTAATTTGTGTTCCTGATATATGGTTTGTTGACTTAGTTCCAAACACACCTCTAAATACCGAGTTGATTGATGTGTTCTTGATTCTCATCATCTCATCATTGACCATGATGTAGTCACCAATGTTCAATCCACTCGCAGTGGCATCTGAAATACTGATTGAAGATGATGTGGATGTAATACCAGCAGAAAGTGTTGTAGTAATTCCAACAAAGAAATTAGACATTCTACTTCCAATCTTCTCATCATCAGCACTAATCGCACCATCAGCAGATGAATATCCGCCAGGGAATCCAAATACTGTACCAGATAAAGTAGGTGCAGATACAGTTGATACACCAAGATTGACTGTGAATGTACTGAGTCCTACATTCTCTTGAACAATAAAGACACCGTTGTACACGGTTTGACCAGCACCAGCGAGTTTAACTTTAGAACCAGCAAGTAAGCCATGTGCAGTAATACCAGTTCCAACTGTTGCGATACCAGTGTTAACATCATACGAAATCTGTGTGACACCAATTGCAGGGCCAACAAACGCCATCGTGGCATCTGACATTGCAGCACCAACAGTAATATTATTGCTACTTCCTCCTAATGTTCTACCAAAGTCGATGACCTCTGTAGATGCAAATGATACTTGTCTTGAATCAGGTGTTGCAGTAACTCTGAATGTATTATTGAGTTTTAAGTTTGTGTCAGAACGAATACCAGCGATCTGAACTACTTGATCAACACCACTATAAACATTCGTGACTGTTAATACACCAACAACGTGTCCAGCAGCAGTCGTGACACCAACAACTTCAACAGAATTACCGATACCATATGCACCACCACCATTTACAATCGTGACTCCAGTGATACCACCACGAGCATCAATTGTGATGTTTGCAGTCGCACCACCACCAGCCGTGCTACCAAGTCCAACACCTACAAGTTTTGCACCATGTAATGTCGTAGCGGAACCTTCACCATATCCAACACCAGATGAACCGATACCAACGGATAGAATTGAGTTTAGATTATGTTCAACAGCTAGGTATGCAGTATGAGCAAGACCAGCGCCATTATCAGAAACAATACTTGTAATTCCAACACTAATACCGTTTTGTAATAGGAACTTGCTCTGTGCATCCTTTGTAATACTATCTTTTAAATCACTTGATGCAACCTTACCAATTGTCTTCGATACAGCATGACTGATCGCTGCATCAGGGTCAGACTCTGGATTATCTCTATCAACTTGTGGATAAAGATCTTTGACTGGTTGACTAAACTTATAATTTGTAAATGGTGATACGGTTGGTCTAACATCATAGTGTAAACATGTTAAATGATAAACACCATCTTGTTCCCCTGTGATATGTTCTTTAACTTCCTCTGATTCATAAATGTAGAAACTTTGTGCATACTCATTCTTCGAGAAGTTAGGCATGTTATCTACGGTTCTTGTCTGTGCATCAAGAGTAGATGAGCCTGGGTTTGCGTTCAATGAGTATTGGAATCCTCTTGCACTTGTAATACCTATGACTGAGAATCTACCATTGAATCCAGAACTACCGATACCAGTTGCGTTATTACCAGATGTAACCTTGTTAACATTAACAACAGAACCCACAGTCAAATTATGTGGTTCTTCTGACATCAACGTTGCAACATTATCTGATGATGACCAGTTTGCCTCGTTAATAAAGTGGAAATTTCTTTGGTCATCGATATTTGTTAGTGATGTTGCTGTGATTTCTGCATCAGATGAACCTGTTGTATCACTTGTTTCCTGTAGAATATAACCCTCGATTGGTGGTCTTGCAGTTGTGATACCAGCAGGGATTACATATCTAAACTTATAAATTGAATCTTCAAGACTTCTTGAGTTTTCTTTTCTTATGAAGTATGACTTTGGTGTGTTTGCACCAAGAGCAGTTGTTCCAACACCTACGAATGTAGGATAGATTTCATTATTAGTTCCTTCAATAGAAACGTTTACATACCAATGTTTGTTGATATTATCAAACTGAATTGGATGTCCAATGTCACCAGACTTCTTATCAGATACACGACTAGCAACTACAAGTTCTCCACCAGTGTTGTTAATTGTAAGTGCTGTGCCCTCTAACGCATCATTTAAGGTTCTTGCAACCTTGATATCATTATTGTTACTGCCTTTGATTGTGAAATAAACCTGATCCTCTTCTAATCCATCAGGTAAGAAACCATTATTTGCGGTGATACGAATTGATTCACCTGTAATTAAATCATGGTTTGTCTTTAAAGATATAATATTTGAACTGATACTACTTACACCAACAGCGTTATCAACAACATATCTCTTTTCACCTGTGAGAGTTGTGATACCAGTTGCGGTTGGCATTACAATCTTAGAAACGAAGTCACCTTCATTTCCATTGACATTGAGTTGTAATCTTATCTTATCATCTAATGCAGCACCAAATCTAAATCCATCTACAACATGAGGTGGTGGTGCGTCTTTGTTTGTAAATCCTTCAAAATATAATCTTGTTGATGCACCTACACCGATTGTTTTATCTACATCAAGTGATAGGTAATCAACGTTTGCATTTCCATCAGTAATTTCTTTTGGTGGAATGATATGTGTAATATATGCAGCGTTGTCTGGAGTGAATGCTGATTTCTTGAAACCCTCAGACATCAAGGCATTCTCACCAAAGTTTGCGTTACAGTTTGCAAGTGATAGTTCACCACCTGTATCTGCTACATATTGACTCTTATGACCGATTGCGAATACAGAAACTGCCTGAACAATCGAATCATTTGATGCACGGACATGAGTTGACTCATACTCTGGACGATAAATCGCAGATGGGTCTAAGTGTAAATTATCTACACTCGTATAATCTTCATACTGTCCAGATGTTGCATTGTATCTAACAAATGCCTTATCATCTTTCTGAAGTGCATTACCTGTGAACTGTGCGAGTAATCCACTTTTGAATCCAGTCACCTTAGAACCATCTAAGTGAATACCATTCATACCAAAGACAGATCTCTTCGATAGGTTGAATAAGTATGGTGAAGCAGAGTTGATGGTATCAACTTCAATGTTCACGTTTGCACTTGTCAATGTTGGTAATGGATTATTAGGTGCAGCTCCAACCACATACTTAAACTGTGTGCCTGATACCACCTCAGATACAACAAAGATACCGTTATATCCTGATGTACTAATACCAGAGATACGAACAGGAGTATCAATTGAAAGATCTGTAAGAGTTGAATCTAAATCAACAGTCACTGTTGTGGATGAAGTTGTGCCATCACCAGACTTAATAGATGAAATACCAACTTGTTGACCTTTTGAACCAACAATACGATATTCTTCAACTCTTGTCTGGAAATCAAGACTACCTGATGGGAAGTCTGGTTCGATTGGTCTACCTG